GCTGATGCGCTTTCGTCAATGCCAGAGCTTATTAGAGCGGCTTTTTTCTTACTTTCCACGAGAGAATATAAATCAACGGGGCTTGATGTACTGAATATCGCCGCCGATTATGCGGAATATGTGGCAGAGGCGCGTTATAGAAGAAAATTTCCTGAGGATGTAAGCCATGCGTGATATTTACCACGAAACAATAGACCGCGCATTTCTTGCACTTTCTCACAGTGAAAACATGCTGGAAATATTGCGCATATGGCTTGAAACACTTGGCGACAATGAACGCGACAAACAAAAATCAAGAATTGCCACGGCATTAATAACGCTTCTTGAGCCTGTAATAATGGAACTGCAAGAAATAGATCTATTGCACGACAGATATAAAGAACAGCACACCGGAGAATAAAAATAATGAAACTTAAATATTCTGGCTTAACTGCCAGTGGCAACACTCACCCTAAATTTACGCGCGGCGATATTTACCGCGACCAGTACGGCGGCACGGTAATGATTAAGGGCGTGGAAGAACGGCGCGTAACCTACCGCCGTGAAGGTTACGAATATGATTGCGTGATGCCTGTTTATCAGTTCCGGCGTGATTTTTCTCTGGTACAGACCGCGCCGCATAACGTGTCCACCAGCAACGCCAGGGCACGGGCAAACATCCAGAAGCTGAAAACCATGATTAACGGATTCAGGGGTAAAAAATGAAACTGGCACCGAACGTAAAACAGCAGTCACGCGGCATAAAACACAAAGAAACAGAAGTCATTATTTTTGCGGGTAGTGATGCCTGGTCACACGCAAAACAATGGCAGGAACATGACGCGCGTATGGCCGGAGATAATGAGCCTCCTGTGTGGCTTGGGGAGCAGCAGTTATCCGAACTGGATAAGCTGCAAATTGTGCCGGAAGGCAGAAAATCCGTGCGCATATTCAGGGCCGGATATCTTGCGCCAGTAATGATAAAGGCGATTGGTCAGAAGCTGGCGGCGGCAGGCGTACAGGATGCAAATTTTTATCCTGAGGGTATGCACGGCCAGGAGGTGCAGAACTGGCGCGAATATCTGGCCCGTGAGCGCCAGAATCTTTCTGATGGTCTGGTGATTCAGCTTCCTGTTAAGAAAAAAACAGAAGACAGCGCCGCACCACTGGCGCTTAACCAGATGGGAGCAAGCCAGCGCGGCGAAGTTCTCCTGGCACATTATGGCGGTGAACTGGCGATTCATGCCGACTCTGACACTGTTCACCATTACAACGGCGTTGTATGGGAGCCGATTCAGGATAAAGAGTTACAGCGTGCTATGGCGCAGATTTTCATTGATGCGGAGATCAGCTATTCGCAGAACGCCATTAAATCGGCGGTCGATACCATGAAGTTAAGTTTGCCTGTAATGGGGAATACAGCCCGTAACCTGATTGGATTCAGTAACGGGGTATTTGATACCAGAACAGGTAATTTTCGGGAGCATAACAAAAACGACTGGTTGTTAATTGCCAGTGAATTACCTTTCAGCCCACCAGCAGAGGGGGAAACGCTGGCAACACATGCGCCGAATTTCTGGAAGTGGTTACGCTGCTCGGTGGCAGAGAATGACCGCAAGACGGATCGCGTGCTGGCTGCATTATTCATGGTGCTGGCGAACCGGTACGACTGGCAGTTATTCATTGAGGTAACAGGTCCAGGGGGAAGTGGTAAAAGCGTGATGGCGGAGATTTGCACCATGCTGGCGGGTAAGGCCAACACAGTATCGGCAAGCATGAAGGCGCTGGAAGATGCAAGGGAACGCGCGTTAGTGGTTGGCTTTTCGCTGATTATCATGCCGGATATGACCCGCTACGCTGGTGATGGCGCAGGAATTAAGGCTATTACAGGCGGTGACAAGGTGGCAATCGACCCGAAGCATAAAGCCCCCTACTCAACACGCATTCAGGCGGTCGTGCTGGCGGTGAACAATAACGCCATGTCATTCAGTGACCGCAGCGGGGGGATCTCACGTCGTCGGGTGATATTCAATTTTTCGGAGGTTGTACCGGAGAACGAGCGCGACCCCATGCTGGCAGAAAAAATAGAAGGAGAGCTGGCGGTTGTGATTCGCCATCTGCTTACTCGTTTTTCTGACCAGGACGAAGCTAAACGCCTGCTGTATGAGCAGCAGAAATCAGAAGAAGCTCTGGTGATAAAACGCGAGGGCGATTCGCTGGTGGACTTCTGTGGCTATCTCATGTCGTCGGTAATGTGTGATGGTCTGTTAGTGGGTAATGCCGAAATTATTCCGTTCAGTCCGCGCAGGTATCTTTATCACGCCTATCTGGCATATATGAGGGCACACGGATTCGGTAAACCTGTAACACTGACGCGCTTCGGTAAAGATATGCCGGGGGCAATGGCGGAATATGGCAGGGAGTATATAAAACGGAAAACGAAGCACGGTTTGCGTTCAAATGTGACACTGACAGAGGATTCAGAAGACTGGATGCCATCATGTGCATCGGTCACAAATGACGACAGCAAAAATTAAACTTATGGAATAACTGTTCACCACTGTTCACCCTGTTATAAATATCTTTTATATCAGTACATTATAGGGTGAACAGTTATTTGTGAACTGTTCACCAAACTATTCACTGTTCACCTTTTTGATTATTTATTGAGCTTTAAGGGTGAACAGTGGTGAACAGTTGGTGAATAGTTTTTGTGAAACTGTTCACCCCTTAACATTATGAATAAAAAGGGAAAATCTCAAAAGGTGAACAGGTGAAGGGTTAAAATGCAAAAATTTTATTTTATTGCTGTGAGGTAAAGCCTGTGACAACGAAGCACGCAAAAAAACCACAATCTCACGCCCTTGATTTGACAGAACACTGGCTGAGGGTGGCGATAAAAATCATCGACCGCAACGCGGGAGAAGGGTACGCAAAAGCACATCCCGAACTGGTAAGCGCATTCATGACCACGGCAGCGGCAAACTTTGCCACGCTGACAGAACGGGAGATTGCCGAAGCGGAACAGGTGACAACCATCAACGTTAAAACCGGAGAGCAGACAGCATGACAGCACAGATAGCGGCTTACGGGCGGCTGGTGGCTGACCCGCAGTTAAAGACCACCAGCAAAGGGACACAAATGGCGATGGCGAGTATGGCGGTTCCCCTGCCGTGCAGCCAGGCAGATGACGGAACGGCGACGATGTGGTTATCTGTCCTGGCGTTTGGCAGACAGGCCGACGCACTGGCAAAACACCACAAAGGCGAACTGGTGAGCGTGGCGGGTAACATGCAGGTGAGCCAGTGGACAGGCCAGAACGGGGAAACGCGGCAGGGCTGGCAGGTTATTGCAGACAGCGTAATCAGTGCGCGAACGGCGCGACCGGGCGGCAAAAAAGGTCAACAGGGCCAGGCCACTGACGCACTGAACAGGGCAAAACAACAGACAAGCCAGCACGATGACCCGTACGGGGATAACATACCGTTTTAATTCACAACAGCGAACAGAGTAATTACAGGGGAAGGCATGACAACGCTGACCATTAACCGGAAGCCGAAAGGCATTTACGGCACGCCGCAGAAAACGACGCAGGCGGCGCAAGAGCAGGATAAAACCACATCGGCGCATAAAGTGATACCCGGCAATCAGAACGCACAGCAGAAGCCCACAGGGGCGACACCGTGGCAGCATATGACCAAAAGGCAGCGCAAAAACCGCCGACGCGTTAACCGCCTCACTGAGATGTGGCCTGACTTATTCAGCCATAAAGCACCGAAGCCGCTTAAGGTGGGGATATTCGACGACCTGATGCAGGATATCGCCGTCAGGGGGCTGGCATTCGGGCCGGGGGTATTACGTGCGACGCTGGCATCCTATGCGCAGTCTCCGCGCTATTACCGCGCCCTGATAGCTGGTGGCGCACGTTACGACCTGAAAGGCCAGCCATGTGGGGAAGTGACACCACAGGAACAGCAGGAGGCAGAAACACGGCTGATGGTGCTGAATGAGAAGCACAAGCGCCAGCGCCGGGCAGCAAAGGGGGATACATGCCAGTGACATTTGAAGAAGTTCAGCAACATAAAAAGCTTCATGGTTTTGATGATCTGGAAACCACGACAGCAAAAAAATATCGTCGGTTGCTTTCTTCCGATGCGTTATTTTTTGTGGATCATCATGATTTTCTGCGTAGCTCACTGACCGGGGAAATTTTCGCAACCAACCGTGAGCAGGTGGAAGCGATGATCGAATATTTGTGGAAAATAAGACGCAGAATGCGGGAGCCAGTGAAACAATAAAGCGATAAAGGCCCGGATTTTTTCCGGGCCTTTTTTCAGGTTTTGTAAATTATTTGTTCGTGGTTGTTCCAGGTTGTTCGGTGATTCTGGTTGATGTTTACATACTGATTTTTATGTATATGTTGGCGTGTGGCACTCAGACGTGAGCCGCCACAATGCCGCCTGACCCCCTGCGCGATGCCGGGTTGATCTGCGAGATGCCGAGAGTGTCGGGCGGCGCTCCCCCCGTGTTGGTTTCACGTCCTGAATCTTAACCAATGCGAGAAAACCTTCATGAAGAAATTAATCGAACTCCGCCAGCAAAAAACCGCCCTGAAAAACCAGATGCGATCCCTGCTGGAAAAAGCCGACAGTGAAAACCGCAGTCTAACCGATGACGAAGGCAAACAGTTTGATGAACTGCGTGCAAAAGCCGATTCCCTCGACACAGAAATTTCCCGCCTCGAGTCTGTGGCTGATGAAGAACGTAACCAGCCTGGTGTTCCCGTCGAAGATAAAATCACCAAAAATGAGCTACGCTCTTACATTCTGACCGGGGAAACCCGCAACCTGTCCGGCAGTGTTCCGGCTGATGGTGGTTATACGGTTATCCCGGAACTGAACAGAGAAATTATGCGTCAGCTTTCTGATGAGTCGGTGATGCGTAAAATCTGTACTGTTAAAACCATTCACAGTAATGAATTTAAGCAACTGGTTTCTGCCGGGGGTGCGGTCGTGGGACACGGCGAAGAAGGTGCGGCACGTAACCAGACGGCAACCCCAAAACTGAATGAAGTCAGTATCCGCCTGTATCCGATCTACGCTTACCCGAAAACCACTCAGGAAATTATCGATTTTTCCGAAGTCGATATTATGGGCTGGTTATCTTCTGAAATTGGCGACACTTTCGTTGATACCGAAGAAACGGATCTGGTTTCCGGTGATGGCGAGAAAAAAGCCAAAGGTTTCCTGACTTTCCCGCGCACTACGGATAATGACAAAACCCGTCCTTTCGGTACGCTCCAGACGAAAAAAGTGACTGGCAGTCTCAGCGCCGATATGCTGATTGACCTGAAATTTACGCTGCGCAATAAGTACCGCAAAAAAGCTGTATGGGTGATGAACTCAAATACAGCCGCCTCCGCACAAAAACTGAAAAATGCCACTGGTGATTACATCTGGCGCGATCGTTTACAGGCTGGTGATCCTGATTCTCTGCTGGGGCTTCCGGTTGAATATCTGGAATTTATGCCGGACGGTGTGATTGCAGTCGGTGACTTTAAGCGCGGTTATTTCATCGTTGACCATAAAACCGGTACGCGTACCCGTCCGGATTTCAGCGAGCCTGGATTCATTAACATCTATACCCAGAAATATCTGGGCGGTGGTGTGGTGGATTCGAACGCCATCAAGATTCTGGAAATTCAGGCTGGCAAGTAATGAGCAAAGGGGGCTTCGGCCTCCTTTTTCAGCTTTATGGAGTACACCGATGAAAAACACCGATTTTGAAATCCGTACATCTGAACTGACCGCCAGCGATAAAAAACTGGTGGGTTATGCCGTTCGCTGGAACAGCCTTTCAGAAATTATCTGGGACGAGTTTCGCGAACAGTTCACGCCGGGGGCTTTTGCTGACTATCTGGCGGCGGGTAATGATGTGCGCTGTCTGTATGAGCATGACTATACCCGACTGCTGGGGCGTACCAAATCCGGCTCACTGGTACTGACTGAGGATAACACCGGGCTACGTTTTGAACTGACACCGCCAAATACCCAGCTTGGAAAAGATGTGCTTACGCTGGTGGAACGTGGCGACATTACAGGGATGAGCTTTGGCTTTCGCGCATTATGCGAGGAGTGGAATATCGCGCAAAAACCGTATCTGCGTACTGTAACCGCCGCAGAACTCCGTGAAATCACGATAACATCGATGCCTGCTTATCCCGAATCCGGCGTGGAGATTGCCCACCGTTCGTTGTTTGCACAGTACCCTGAATTACGCCCGGCAGGAAATAATCGTCATCGCTGGGCTGAGCTGGCGGGGTTGTGATATGTGGTGGCCTTTTAGTCGTAAAAAAAGCGATCTGCGTAACCTGTCCATTGATGATTTTCTGGCGTTGTCTGGTGTACCAAATACCGGATCCGGAGAATATGTTTCTGCCGGGACGGCTGAATCATTGCCTGCTGTGATGAACGCGGTTTCTGTCATCGCTGAGGCGGTGGCCACGATGCCGTGTTACCTGTATCTGGTACGCAATGATAAGGGCAGAGAGGCGCGGGAATGGCTGGACAGTCACCCGGTAGATATTCTGCTGAATGAGCAGCCTAATTCGTGCCTGACACCTTACCAGTTTAAACGCACAATGATGCGTCACTGCCTGCTGAACGGTAACGCCTATGCGGTTATTGAGTGGGGGCGGGACGGGCAGCCAAAATCACTTCATCCTTATGCGCCGGGGTGTGTTGTACCGGAACGCACAGGCACACACAAATACCGCTATACCATCACCGAACCCTGTACAGGAACGGTGCGCACGTATTTACAGGAAGAAGTTCTGCATCTCCGCTATGCCTCGGATGATGGCTTTCTGGGGCGTTCCCCCGTCACGATTTGCCGTGAGGCGCTGGGGCTTGGCCTTGCTCAACAGCGTCACGGAGCCAGCATTATGAAAGATGGCATGATGGCGGCAGGGATTATCACGTCAGGTGAATGGCTGGACGGCGTGAAAGGTAAACAGGCATTAGACGCACTGGAACGCTACAAGGGGGCGAAAAATGCCGGAAAAACGCCAATCCTTGAAGGGGGCATGGATTACAGGCAGCTGGGGATGAGTAACCAGGATGCGGAATGGCTGGCCTCCCGTCGCTTCTCCATTGAAGACATCGCCAGGATGTTCAACGTGTCGCCGATTTTTCTTCAGGAATACAGCAACAGCACCTACAGCAATTTCAGTGAGGCGAGCCGCGCATTTCTGACCATGACAATGCGCCCGTGGCTGGCGAACTTCGAACAGCAAATCAAGGCCGCTTTGCTGGTGACTTCTCCCGTACCTGGTACCCGTTATCTGGTTGAGTTTGATTCAGCCGATTTACTGCGCGCCACACCCACCGAACGTTATGCCACGTATGAGAAAGGGATTAAGAGCGGGATCATGAATCCGAACGAAGCTCGCGAACGCGAGGGTATGCCGCCGCGTGAAGGTGGTGATGAGTTCAGCCAGGCATGGAAACAGACTGTGGAAATTAAAGGGAGAAAAGATGAGTGAAGCCAGAATTACACCTGATGAAGTCAGGGCACATCTTCGACTTGATGATGATTTATCCGGTGAAGGCGAACTTCTGAAAATGTATACCGATGCGGCGCTGGAAGCCTGCCAGAAGCATATCGGGAAACGTTTTGAAGACGGGCTGGAATTTACCCCGGCAATGCGTGTTGGTTGCCTGATGTACATCGCTTTCCTGTACGAGAACAGGGAAGCAGTTTCACCAGTGGAGCAGTCTGAACTGCCTATGGCTATTTCTGCGCTCTGGTCGGTTTATCGTGATGTGGGGGTGTACTGATGCCGTGGCAACCATTAAGGCGATGCACTGAGCCGGGCTGTAATAAGCGCGTGAAGTCCGGCAAGTGTGAAGAGCACAGACGGGCTGTATGGCGTGCAGAGGATGCCAGACGGGGACACCGCCGCGCGCGCGGGTATTCCCGACAGTGGGACAAATACCGCGCCCTGTACCTGAGCAAAAACCCGTTATGCGTGCGTTGTCTGGCTAAGGGGATTTATACGCCAGCTCTTGTGGTGGATCACATCATCCCCATCAATGGCGGCGGTGATGTTCTCTTCTGGCCTGAGTGGAACCACCAGGCATTGTGCCAGACGTGCCACAACCGTAAGACGACACGGGAAGATCCAGCCACGAAAGCGAACCGTAAGGCGGGCATGTATCGCGAGCAGGAAGAACGGGCTGCACACCGTAACGACTGGATGTATGGCGATGATGACTGAACAGGAGCAAACCAGGCTGATACGTGGACTGATAAGGCAGCGTGACTTATGGAAGACACAGGAGACAGGGCACAAAGCCAACAGGACAGGGCGCACAGAACGCACCACAGCGAAGCAATTAACCGACCGTGACCGCGAGGTCATGGAATGTTTTCGCAATCGCTGGTGAGGCCGTCAGAGGGGGTGGGGGTGGTTTTCAGGACGAAACCGTCCCTGCCGGACACCGACCGCCTCCTCAAATTTTTGTGCACGGGAATTTTTTTGAAAATAATTGGGCGAAAAAAGAACATGGCAAGACCACCAAAAGCCCCCGCTTACCTGGATGAAATCGCGGTCAGGCAGTGGAAGGAAAAATCGCGCCAGCTTTCCGGACGGGAAGACCTTACCCCCGCCGACTGGAGCAATCTGGAGCTGTATTGTGTTAACTACTCCATATACCGCAAAGCCGTCGAAGACCTTGCCACGCGCGGGTTCAGCATTGTTAACAGTCAGGGCAGCGAGAGCAGAAACCCCGCCCTGAGCGCAAAGGCTGACGCTGAAAGAATAATGATCAAAATGGCTTCTTTGCTGGGTTTTGACCCGGTAAGTCGCCGCAGAAATCCACCGGAAACAGAGGAAGAGGACGAGCTTGACCGCCTGGCATGAGTACGCAGAAGGCGTAAAAAACGGCAAAATTACGGCCTGTAAACGACTGAAACAGGCCGTTAAACGGTATTTTTCTGACCTTGAAAACCCCCTTTACACGTTCGATCCGGAGGTCGTGGAGCGGTTTATTGCCTTTTCCAGGGTGTGTCCGCACGTAAAAGGCGCAATGCGCGGTAGCCCCATTGAGCTGGAGCCGTGGCAGCAGTTCGCCTTTGCGTGCATCCTGGGCTTTAAGGTTAAGGCCACCGGACGGCGCAAATACACCAGCGCATTCATTGAAGTGCCGCGAAAAAATGCCAAATCCACGGTCGCCGCTATCCTGGCTAACTGGTTTCTGGTTATGGAAAACGGGCAGCAGGATATTTACACCGCCGCCGTGAGTCGTGATCAGGCGCGGATCGTGTTTGATGATGCGCGTCAGATGTGCCTTTTATCCCGACCGTTACGAAAGCGGGTAAATATTCAGGCACACAAGGTGATACACCCGAAAACCAACAGCCTGTTAAAGCCACTGGCAGCAAAAGCGGCAACCATTGAAGGTACAAACCCGAGTCTTGCCATTGTGGATGAATATCACCTGCACCCTGACAACGGGGTTTATTCCGCGCTTGAACTGGGAATGGGGGCGCGTCCGGAGGGGCTGTTATTTGCCATCACCACATCGGGGAGCAACGTTGTTTCAGCCTGTAAACAACACTATGACTATTGCTGCCAGATACTGGATGGTGAAGAGGTGAACGAATCCATGTTCGTGCTGATTTACGAGCTGGATGATGAAAGCGAGGTTGACGATCCGGCGATGTGGATAAAGGCGAATCCCAATATCGATGTTTCCGTCGATCGTGAAAAACTGGCCTCAACCATCCAGAAAGCGCGGGGTATTCCGTCGCAGTGGGTGGAAATGCTCACCAAGCGATTCAATATCTGGTGTCAGGGGGCTACGCCGTGGATGGGTAACGGTGCATGGACGGAGTGCGCCGGAACGTTCGCGGAGGCAGATTTATACGGTCAGGAGTGCTACGCGGGGCTGGACTTATCATCAACCAGCGATATTTCCAGCGTGTGCTATGCCTTTCCGGTCGGTAAAAAGATTATGCTGGTTTCCCGTCACTATCTGCCGGAATTTCAGCTACAGAACCCCGCCAATAAAAACCGCGCCATCTATCGCCAGTGGGTAAAGGCGGGCTGGATACGCACAACACCGGGTGACTGCATTGATTATGACCGTATCCGTGATGACATCATGGCGGATGCAGAGAATTTCAATATCAGGCTGGTGGGCTTCGATACATGGAACGCCACGCACCTGAGGACGCAGCTACAGGGGGCAGGATTTGAGGTGGAGCCGTTCCCGCAAACATACCTTCGTTTCAGTCCGGCGGCGAAATCGTTCGAAGTTTTTGTTAACCGGAAGGTGATTGTGCATCGTGGCGATCCGGTGCTGGCCTGGTCAATGAGTAATGTTGTGATGCAGAGTGACGCGAACGCCAATATCAAGCCGAACAAGAAAAAATCATCCAACAAGATAGACCCGAGCGTTGCGGCTCTGATGGCGTTTGGCACATTCCAGGCAGAACATGAGGAATTTGCATTTGATATAAGCGACAGCCACAAAGAGCGGCTTTCGGCGGTTGATGGGGGATGACGAGAATGAGCGAAACCGAACTACTAAAAATAATCCGTCGCGTTACCGGAATCAGCCAGGAAGCAGGCAAACAGGAGGCCACGCAGCCGGACAGCGTGATAGCCGAAAATTACGCGCGTGTGGTGGCTGAGGTGATGCGCCGTGACGGTATCGAGCTTAACGGCGTGGATATACGCAATATACGCACCAGAGTTCTGGAGTTGTTGTCATATCGTCGCCGCGTGGAGATGTACCAGGAGAAAGAAAAAATTACTTACCACTGGAAGAAGCCGGAGCGGTTACGACGTTAACTTGTGGTGACATACCGTGACGGAGAGTGACAACCAGTGACACACAGTGACAAAAAGACGGTATTTAAATAGAGTGGGTGTTTAATACCCCCCGTTTTTTTTCGTGTGGTGCATGGTCAAAATGACCACGGAGAAGATACGCACCGAAGCAGAACAATTACCGTAGGTTAAAGCGACAGTATTCACACCAGCAACCTGATTATCAATTTTCAGCCGTTCGGTGGCATCACTGGCCCCATTTTCCTGATGGGGTTGCGGGTTATTTGGGGGGGGATTTGCGGGTTATTTTGAATGTCTCGCGGGTTACGCTTTGGCTAATATTCAAACGCATCATTTTTTAACTCATTGATATTAAAGAATAAAAAACACTTAGCAAGCGAAGATAACCCGCTAACCCGCATAACCCGCACTGTTTTGTATATATATATATACGAAAAATTGCATTCAGGAGGTGGGATCGAAATCCCTACAACCCATTGCTTATGGGACTGCCCACCCCGTCAAATTTTTACACCCGCGAAAAATACTTCAAGCTGGTGGGCATGATGCCGATATGGGGATCCCCATGTCGACATTAACGCCCCTCATGAATTGGCGTGCTTCCCCCTGGAAAGATGACCCGCCTGTATATTTCTTGTGTCTATTTGTTCCACGTTGTTTCATACAGTGCACCGAACGGTGTAGTTACTGGTGTAGTCATTTTGCGATTTTTAAAGTTATCTAAGATATTATTTGCTATTTAAATTCAATTAGTTATGAGTAT